GAGCTCTGCTCCACTCCGGTGCGTAACTATGCATCAAACCCTAACATAAGGACTGTCCTGTGGGCTACCGTGAACGTATCAGATCATTTGGATTCCAAGAAGGTCATATTACTTACCTTCAAAATGGAGTCCCTTATACTTCGCTTCACAATCAAATTGTGAATACGGAGTCTAAGTGTTCTGATATCGTTGGTCAGAGGAGTGAAGACCATGCGTTGGAAATTATACACCATCGTCAGTCTTGCGATCCTCTCGTGGGAACTCTTGAGGGCTATTGGGGAACAGTATTCTCCGATTACCCTCCTGATTGTTTTCCACGTACAGCAAATCCTCTGTATCTTCCGTTACCTAACGCTCCTAATTCTAGAGTGTTGGCAACTGAGGCCTTAGCAAGGAGTAATCCGAGCAGGCCAGTGGTAGATACGCCAGTATTTCTGGCCGAGATGAGGGAGCTTCCGGATCTCTTCCGCATTGCGGGAAAGACCCTTCTCAAGAAAGGTGCTAATGCATACCTCTCTTGGAATTATGGTTGGAAGCCCTTGCTGTCAGACCTGTCTAACTATCTTGATTTCCAAGCTCAAGTTGCGAAACGTGAGGATGAACTCAAGAGGTTATACAGTAACGGAGGCTTAAAACGACGTGTTACGCTAGACAAGGCATTTGTCCATAAGATTGACCCTAATTTTTGGATTCAATCTCAGGGTGCCATTGTCACTGGTACTGCAAGCACTACCAGTAAGCGCGAGATCTGGGCAACCTGTAGATGGTTGCCTGATATCGGCTCAGTGCCTAACACAGACATGACCCGACACCAATTGGCTCGGAATCTTGTCTTTGGACTTCAGAAACCAGGCTTAAAAACTGCCTGGGACGCTCTACCCTGGTCATGGTTAATTGACTGGGGTACGACCGTCGGTGACTTCCTTGCTGCAAATCGCAACTCGGTTGGCGCACATCACGTTGGCAATATTAATGTGATGACGCGCACTGTCACTCGTACTGAGTTCAGTCGTACTGGAGGACCCGCCTGGTTATCAGGCGGGAACGGATTCGCAGAAATCGAGACAAAGTCTCGAGCTGTGGAAACCGGTCCTTCTCTCGAAACCAATTTGACATTCCTGTCAAATTGGCAAATGTCGATCCTAGGTGCGATTGGAATCTCTCGCATGCGAGGTAGACTCTAATCCGGGCAATGAACAATAATGTTCACCCGTAAAACACCAAGGAAAGTAGACAGCTCATGTCAGCTAGCAGCATCACCATCACGGTTGGCTCTGAAACCATCGTGATGAATGAACTCGTATCCGATAACTACGCTTCGGAGCACATGGCGAGGACCGCTACGGGTATTTACCGTATGCGTATTCGCCACTCCAAAGAGAAGCAGTCGGCCAGCTCTTCGCAACTTGATCGGCATAATGCCGAACTTTCGTTCGAAGAGTTTCCTTCGGTCACGTACCCTAACGGGCGCCTGACTCAGGTCTATGTGGTTATTCGTAACCCCATTGACGCCCTGGCAGCAGATGTCGACAAACTTGCCGACGGTCTTTCTGACTGGGTGAAGGCCAACAACACCGCTCTAGTCAACTGGATTTCAGTTTTCTAGATCGGATTTCGTCTATTAGTGACGACGAAATATCGGTTGCGTCTGTAAAGAGCTAGCTGGCCGTAGAGCATTTTTCAGGAGACTGATAATGCCGAACAGCTACGAAGCTTGTCTACTGGGTCTGTACACACACATAATTAAAGATGTGTGTGCTGCATTTCCCACGTACCACCTTGAGGCGGAACGTGACTTGTCACGCATCCACTCCTTAGTCGAAAAGAACGGTATAGCATTATTTACGCTATCCTTTCCTTCTATGGGTAAACATTTTGATAAATGTCTATCCCAAGAGCTCCTGACCTCGTCGGGTTGTATGGGTTTTAAACCATACCGAAGAGGTGCCGCAATCCCTAATCTTTTCAAGGGCATGTGGCTTCGAGTTTTCGATTATGAAGGTGTGCTTAGGAAGGATCCTGACATCAACGCAATCTTTTTCCTTCGTCAGTTGCTTTATGCAACCAAGAAGTTAAGGATTACATGCGATGAGTACCGAACGGCGGAAGCCGCACGTGACTTCTTCAGGTTGGATCTCTCGTTACGATTACCTACCCTTGATTGGGGCGGTGAGCGTATTGATTGTTCTGTTGTCCGTGATATTCATCTTTGTGATGGACTCACAGACTCGGAACAGCCGGGAATTCCTCTACTATTTGCAGAGGGACCCCGTTGTGACCCAAGCCTTCTCGACACGATCCAGCGTACCGCTGACATCGTCTCGACCTCCCTTGGTTGGTTCGATCCAACCGAGTGGAGAGCTAAGCACGGACCAGGAGCAGTAAGTGATGGCCGAGTTGGGACAGATAATAAGTTTCTATTCCCTACTTGGCCTACTAAGCTCGATCGTGTCTTCCCTATGGATTTATTTGCTTTTGCAAATGCTTCCCATTGGATTGATCACCTTGACGGCTCTGATGGAACTCTGCGAAATGCGGAAGTACCATCTCGCCTCATTGCAGTCCCTAAGACTCAGAAAGGTCCCCGGCTTATCGCCGCGGAGCCTACCTGTAATCAGTGGGCACAACAAGTAGTTCGAGATTTTCTCGAAAGTCAAGTTGCTTCTAGTTCCCTCTCTGAGTCTATTCGCTTTCGCGATCAGAATCGAAATAGGGAACTCGCAAGATCGGCCTCCTCCACTCTCATGCATTGGACGATAGATCTGTCCAGTGCCTCTGATTGTGTGTCATGTTGGCTCGTTGAACGTATGTTTAGAAGGAATATATCCCTTTTAGACGCGTTCATTGCGTGCCGTACAGGATGGGTTGAGAATTCAATCTCTAGTGAGCCCAAGTATCATAAGATACGTAAGTTCACGACCCAAGGAGCTGCTATAACGTTCCCAACTCAGACGATTATATATGCAATCGTTTGTATCGGGACAATGTTACATGAACTGGGTATTACCCCAGATCAACAAAACATTGGCCGAATGGCACGCCAGGTCCGGGTATTCGGTGACGATATTATCGTACCGAATGCAGTGGGTAATCACGTAGTAGAGGTACTTCAGTACCTCGGTTTCAACATTAATCCTTCCAAAACCTTCGGAACTGGGAAGTTCCGTGAGAGTTGTGGAATGGAATGCTATGATGGCCAAGAGGTCACCCCAGCATATTTTGTTGATATCTACGATCAGACCCGCTCCACTACCGTTTCCACGATAGTAGAGTGTCATAATAACTTCTTTGTGAAGGGATTATGGCACACTGCAGACTGGATAAAATCGACGTTGCCAGCCGGCCTTCAGCAAAAGGTACCGGTGGTTTCGACGGTTAGTGGAGGTTTCGGATTCAAGTCCTTCTGTGGATCAGATTATTCACACCTAGATTATAGGTGGAACTCTGACCTTCAAAGGGATGAATACCGGTACCTCGATGTTTCGGCATCGAATTCCAGGTTGAAATCCGATACACACGCGAATCTGCTTCAGTATTTTACTGAAGAGCCATCACCAGATACTC